TATATCATGATTTACATACCAGTACCAAAGTTTGTAATGATTGTTGTGAAAATATTGTGAAATCATATGGTCAACAACTGGCACCCACCTTCCACACTTACATAGATCGCAATCACTATAAGGACTGCCATGCTGATGCGCCGAACATATAGAGTACCACTCTTGTCTAAATGGACCCCAGTATCTAGAATATGATTTACTCATTAGTATATCTGCTTATCTAATATGCTTCTAAGGTGTTGTAGTTCTTTCCACATACGTCTTATGATCGGCACAGTTTCGTCGCCAATAAATGTTTTAATTCCGTGCGTATAAACAAGCGCAGCGTCTCTGTCTTGTAGGCTTATCAATTTGTCAACATCTTCTTTTGTTATTGTATCTCTGGTATCATCCATGTCAATCTCCTATAGAAAGTCAATCAATGTTCCTGATTTAGTATCAATCAACCGCTGAGTTGCTGTATTGTAACTATCTTCTTCTAATTCTATACCGATAAACTTAAAATCTTTTAGTAAGCAGGCAATCCCAGTTGTTCCAGAACCCATGAAGGGGTCAAGTACTGTTCCGCCTGGTGGTGTTACCAGTGTGACTAAATGCTTCATTAAGTCGATTGGTTTCACAGTTGGGTGTTTGTTATATTCCTCACGTTCATTGGCCGACTTGGCGCAATAGAAAAATCTAGCAACTGAATCACCATTTGTGCCTGGAAATAGTTTCAATACTTCATCAGATCCATCATGTATTATGTTTGCCGGCCATCTTCCCATTAATTCACCAGGACGTTCCTTGGCTCGTGCTTCATTACTACTACGATCGACCATCTTACCAAGTTTGCAGGCTTCGTTATGAGATAGTTTACTTTCCTTGTACGAACCTTTACGCCTAGCTACGGATGGATTTTGTTCTCCTTCACACGTAATCTTACACCCGTCTATATTTATTGCCCCTGTACCATGTTTTAGTACATTATCTATAATTGATTTTTCAGATACAGGTTTTCTGGCTAGAACTATCGGCTCCCACGCAGGTTTCAATGCGGTTCCCCAACCATCCCATTTCTTAGCATCATCTGTTGCTGGTTCGGTATAATCGTATGCGGCGTTAGGTTTGTTCTTACCCATTGCAGCTTCCATTAAATTACCGCCACGTATATCATGGAAAACAACTGTCTTAGTGACTTTACGTGTGGCACCAGATCTCTTATCCATTGCTTTAGATACATTCAAACTTTTTGGGAATCCTGTACCATACACCCAAGCCAATTGGTCTCTTATTTCAAAACCAGCATCCTCAATAGCACATACCATTCTATGATATGTTCTTGTTCCTGAGAACGCCAACATATAGCCGCCTGGTTTTAGCACGCGAATTATATGTTCCCAGGTTTCTTTCTTGAAAGCAACATCGCCGCCATCCCAGCTTTTACCCATAAATCCTTTTGATAAACGAGCATAACCATCCTCACGATTCTTAGCTCTACGGCCAGTCGAGTTATTGTCGTGTTCCGACGTATTAGAAAATCTTTCCACGATACTAGTCAAGTGATATGGTGGGTCACACACCACCGAATCAATAGAGTTTGCTTCTAGAGACTGTAATACTTCTATACAGTCACCTAGACGTAAATCATACTTATCTTTTACCATTCTGGTCCACTATAATCTTTGTGTTTCTTATAAGACGCCCATCCATCTAATCCATAATTCGGACAAATAAAGAAATATTCTGGCATACCATCAGGCCCCTTATCACCAGCCTCACCACAAATGAACGGAACATAAGAGAGTTGTTCATATAGTATGCTCTGTAGTGATTTCAACGCAATCGAAACAACGCTGAGTTCTTTTTCGTCTAAGCTTTCTCCAGCTTGTAATTTTTTGCTGATATTGTCAATTTTATTGATTTTATCTGTGTTATCCATATTAAAACTCCATAACAGGAGAAGGCACTTTAGCTTCCTTAGGATAATAAGGAAATGAAATTGGTTCTCTAGAACCTAAAGGATTGTCTAAATCATATGCTGTTTGACCATGATGGAATCTTTTATCTTTGAATACTGTTGGAAGACGTTTGTTTTGATAAACACCATCATTAACCTCCATCCATTCATCAGCCTCACCTGTTAAAGGAGACAATGGTTTTCCAGCAAGCAATCTTTGTAATATAGGAGCTACTGCCCAAACAGCACCACCTGAGTCCCAAGTATCAAAAAACTTTTTAAGTATTTCGATCATCACTTGAGAATCTTCTTTCCCAAAGTTTATACGCTTCAACTCATCTTTAGCTTGTCCTATTATACTCATATTATCCTCCGCTGATCCATTTATTCCAATCAATTGCTGCCCGTATGGCCCATCGTCTATTCTGTACTTCTTTTACAATATCTTGTAATAAGTCTACCTTTTCTTGAGCCATGGCTATACGCAAATTGGCGTCAACAAGTTCCTTATCAGCGTCAATGTATATCGGTAAGTTTGTTTTGATGATAGCGCCTATAGCTGGCATTTCCCAGCCCAAATCTTTTGTTTCTTTTGAAGGGCCTTGAGTGTAAAACTCAAATTTTTCTAGATATAATTTGGCATATTCTTTTTTTAGTTTGATAAAAACTAATTTTTCTTTTTTGTATAGAGATATGTATTTTGAGTGTAGAGAAATAGTTTTTAAACTTTCTTCGCCCAATTCCGTTTTATCCACTGTGGAATCCTCAGACCATAATTTTAGAATTTCATCAAGAGTCATTTTATCTCATACCTTTATTCCACGGTGTGTAACCTTTCTTGAAGCCTGGTTTGTTTATTATATTCCACTCAGACAACCAAGGCCGTTTCTTTCCTAAGTTTGCTTGTCGTAGTTTCTCACCAAACCCAGGAGGTTTAGGTTTACCCTTGAGTATCAAGCTATGTGCTTTCTTACGTTCTTCTGTCCATGGCCCTCTTTTTTTCCCTTTAGGCCAAGCAGCAAAGTCTTTGTGCGCCAAACTATTTTTCAAGAATTGAATTTCTTCTTTACCAATTTGTCCTGATAACGCTTTCCAAGCCACGTAGTCTTGCCACTGGTGATAAGCATACCATCGAGCTTCGTGAATCAAAGCGTGTTCATCCACTGTCACTTCAAGTAGGTTTGAAGGGTCGTTTGTGCCGCCTAGGTGTCTAGGTTTTAGATGGTGTTTATGTATGCCTTTTGTCATATTTTATCATACTATATTTCAGCTTAGTTGTCAAGCTTTTTTATATCCTGTTTATTACGTAGTTTGTGTACGCGAATGTAGCAATTGCCTCAAGATAATCCAAATCTTGTGGAGTTGTGGTCAGCACTAAATCAGATAAACTAGTAGGGAAGGCGTCCCTGAAAACAATTTCAATATTTGGTTTCTTTACAGAATTTAAAATCATAAGAGATATATCACTCTTTAGGCCATCACCAAGAATTTGTTTCTTTTCTGCTAGTTCTCCATACTGACCAAATTCTTCAGGGAACCCCAGACCATATAACCAATTGTGAATTTCAAAGTAGTTAGCAAAATCCTCATCAACTTTGAACTCGATGGCCATAGGTTGAAAATTAATGTGATCGCCGCTAAATGGAATTTTTGTAAATGGATTTGGTGCTGATACTGATGGAATGTTTATACCAGGCAGATTGATACGTTGTAAAAAGAACTCAATAGCAGGCGCACGCTTCAACAGGAACTTATAGTCCAGCTGCGACAACATGTTTCTATTGAGTGGTTGGCGTACTAGGGCGCCTATTTCTTTTACCATTATTATACTCCTTTGTTACAGAGTATTTATACATAAAAAAAGGGGGACACGAAGTCCCCCTTTTAGTTTGTTTGGGTTAAGTTCCCAAATCTGTTATTATATAGAATTACATCAAATGCGTTACTTGGCTTCTACGGTAGTAGACATTGCTGTCTTGCTTGATTGCGCCAAGACCGGCGGTTGAGCCTTCGGCATAAGGATTAGCAACCATACCATATCTGGTTTTGAAACCAATCTTTGGCTGGAAGGTGTCTTGATCAACTGCACGAACCATTTGTAGTGGTACATATGGGCAGTAGAACAGACCAGCATCCATTGGGTTGGAGCCTCTATAGCCAACAGTGTAGTAATCACCACCAGCTACATAAGGATCGATATACACTTTGAAGCGTCCGTTAAGAACACCAGCAAAGGTATAACCAGTATCGTCAACCTGTAGGTTGTTGCTGTTTAGAGCAGGAGCATAGTCAAGAACACCAGCCATCTGTAGAGCAGATGCGACGTCTGAAGATGCGATGATGATGTTGCCTTTTCCTCTACGAGTTGCTTTTGCAACAGCATTGGCTTCTCTTTCAAGATGGAACATCAAGCCCTTGAACTTTTCAACTGACCAACGACCATTGGCGTCAGTATCAAGATCAAATACACCAGCAGTAGTTGTGTCTGTCTGTGAACCAGGCTTTGCGGTTACGTTGATTGTACGAACAACTTCACGATTGATTTCAGCAAGAATTTCAGCTGATAACAGATTAGAAAGTTCGCTTTCAACTTCTAGACCGTGAACGGCTTTAAGGTCTTGTGCGATTTCCATTGTGTATTCAGCTTTCAGAGCTCTTGACTTAGCGGTAACAGTTACCTTTTCAATCGAGAACGCCATTTCAGGGAAAATCAATGTGCTGTTAGCACCAAGACCTTCAGCGGTCTCGGTTGTAAGTCCACCAGCATAGTTATATGTTGCGGCACCAGCACCATTAGAAACTGCTGGTAGTGTACCAATGTTGTTAGCAGCAGCACCAGGAACAGTGTTGTTAGCATAGCCAGCACCAAATGCACCGTTAGAAGCAACGTTTGCGCCACCTCTAGAAGAGTGAGCAGTGTTCACTTCGTCATAGAACGTTTCAGTTCCAGCCTGATTAGTATAACGACTACGTAGTGCAAAGATTAGACCAGTTGGGGCTTGCATTGGCTGAACACCACAGATGTCATAAGCAATAAGATTCGGCATTGCACGTCTTACAAGCGAGATCAGAACAGGGTCGAAAATGTCGATAGCACCTGTTGAAGCATCCGAGCTTGAAGCGCCCATTGCGTTTTGCGGAATACCAGCTTCGTGCAGTACTCCACGATATTGTGAGCCTGACTCGGATAGAGCCAACTCGGTGTTCTCAAGAACAATGGCCGTAACTCTTTTACGGTGGGCACTTTGAATTGCTGGTAGGTCTTTGTGTTCTAGCACAGGACCCCATTTCTTGATCATTTCTTCAGCTAAGTACATTTTTATCTCCCCTTCTAAGTGGAATTTGTGTAGTGTTATTTATGTTTTACTAAGTTTTACCGCAGCTCTTCTTTTACAGTACGTGTAATGCTTGCGGCATATTTACGCATTGCTGGATCTGCAATAACAGTGGTTTCTTCATTTAGTTCATTATCAGTCTTTTCAAAATCATCTTCTTTATGAGATGCATTACCATTAGACGTAAAGTATGTCTCTTTGATAATAGCAACTTTCTTTTTGAATGATTCTACGTCACCATCAAACTCGATTCCTTCTGAAAGGGTAGCAAGTTTTTCAGCTTGTGAAACTGTAAGACCTTCTGCAACTTCTTCGATTGCGTTCTCTAGTTCACTTTCAACTTCAAGGCCTTTCAGTTCATTGTTTTCGTCAATGACGTTGTTAAGTACAGACTCAAGCTCTTCGATTTGCTCTGAAAGGGCTTCGATAACATCTGATTTTTCGGTAGGAATATTAATGAAATGCTCTGAGAATAGGTCACGTAGACCTTCCATAAACTCTTCGGTAAGCTCTGAACGAAGTGACGATTCAACAGCCACTTGGTTCTCAGCCATCCAGTTTTCACTACAGTATTGAAGGTATGAGTTCAATTGAGCTTCAATCTCTTCTTTGATTTCCTCGATTTGCTCGGAAATTACTTCGATATTATCTTCTTCCATCTGCTCTCTTTCAATCATAACACGAGCAGTAACGGCAGCTTCGAAAATAGTTTCTAGTCTCTCACGAGCTTCTTCGGTAAGGGTTTTGTCTGAATCAAATAGAGCCTTTAGGTCCTCTTTGACGCTTTCTTTTACAGCGTCAGATGGCTTAGCGTCAATTGACGCTTTGTTGGATGCGGCGTTTCCATCAGGAATGGTGCGAGCAGCATTATGGTCTAAGTCTTGGGCGATTTCCCACCAATGAGATAGTTCATCGCTGGAAGCCGATGCTAGCGCACCAATAACGGCTTTCATTGTCTCAAGTCTTGACTTTGGGTCAGCCAAAGGCTTTGAGTTAGGCGATAGAGAATCAGCGGCTTCTGTACCTTCTTCAAGGTCAGCTTCCTCTTCATCATCTTGTTCTAAGTAAGTTTCATCCTCGGGCAGTTCCTGCTCTAGGTCTGATTCATTAACTGTCTTTTTTCCATTGGCCATTCTAATAACTCCGTTTTGATGTCTGGTAATATTTATGAAATTAGTGATTTTACTTCATTACAATTTTTGCAAGGAAATCCTCGAAAAGTCTAACTTTCTGTTCGTTGATTGCCCTCACGTTTAGTTTCTTGACTGTCTTTTTAGTGGTTTCTACGGCTTCCAAAACTTTCCATCCCAATTTCTCATCATATGCCCATTCTGCATTTTCTAGTATGCCTTCGACAAAAGCATTAGGTGCACTTGGGTCAGCAACAACGTCAACTGTGATAAGCTTAAGGTCTGGCTGAACTACCATATGTCCACCATTACCACTTGGCTTCAAAGAACCCAATGCTCTGGATGATACACCAAGTTTAGCTCCACCTTCCAACAGACCCTTTACGATTTGACCCATTGGTGTTTCCATAATCTGTGCTTTTCCACGATACTGGCTGCCTGAGCAGCTAATTTCCTTAATCAATGTACAAACACGATCAAGATTGATTTGCGGTCCACTTGGATGG